TAGGGCTGTTCAACACCATTTACATATATATCAACATTAGTGCTAGAGACTGATATAACAATGTCGTACCAAGATGACACATCTCTGAAAACTGATGACGTAATCATTTGAGCGTCTACTCCCGGTGACGCATTAAAATATTCCAGCGTATTGTTAGCGTTAATTCGTACTCCAGTGTAAGCATTAGCGACTGAGGTATTTGTCAAAAACAGCCATCGCTGTTTGTCTAAATTACCAAGTTTTACCATAAAACGCAGGGTAAAAGTTGTATTGTTTCCGTTTGTTGATGGAGTAAAAGTAAGATAGTCAGTGTTTCCAGTGTTAAATCGCAGAGAATTCTCTATCTCGTAATCATAGAAGTCACCACCGCCAGCTACATTACCAGCACTTGCTTGTATTAAATTCTTAGAAGCACTCATTTTTTATCCCATTCCCTGTCCAGCAGTGAAGCCGTACCAAGTAGTACCGCCATCATGCGTGATGAAAACAAAGTAGTCTGTCGCGCCACTGGCTGACAATGTAGGGGCAGTAGCAGCAGGCCAGTCAACTGAAGTAGGCCATGTAATAGCAGAGCCGTCATTGACAACCTTCAGGGTGAAAGATGACACCTTACCGCTTGTAGCAGCATTGCTAAACGTATAAGTCACTGTACCCGCCATAGCCGTGGAGAAGTTGTTACCTGTATCCAAGTCTATGGTGACTGCACCACTTGTTCCTGTGGCAGCGTATTCTTCAATGTACTGACCTGTGACTGAGAGATTCCCTGTTGCGGTAAGACGCATACGCTCGGTTGTTATGGGTTGAGCATCACTTGAACCACCTACACCAAAAGCAAGATACTCGTTGCCCCATATGCCATTGCTGTACCCCGACCAAATATCAGCAGAACGGCGGGGGTTAACATCAGAAGGGAAGTTTGTAAATGTACTATAGAAGGTATAACCCGATGTTTGACCGTTAGTACCACCGGGAGGGCGCGCTGTATAATTCCTTGAAAGGGCACCGCTTCCAAAATCGGAATAACATGTAACTGTGCCATTGTTTATTACAACATCACCACCATCTGTGTAGAGAGCGTTGCCAGAGCCGTTGTTGTCAATGAAGACTGAGTCGCCAGTGCCTTCGTTTATTACCTTTATCCCGACCCCTGAGGCAGACCCGCTTGCAATATACCCTTGTATTAGCCCGTTTCCAGCATAAGAAGCATTATATGTATTAACATATAAGCCAACACCCGCTGTTAATGAGTTTAAGTTTAGCGTTGATGCTATTGAAGTTGTTTCAAGGCTCGTCTGCGAAAAGTTACCGTTGTTGATGGTAGAGTTGCCAGTAACAGTCAAGTTGCCAGCGGGGATAAATACATCTTGGTTTCCGTCAATATAGAAGCTGGCTGTGGCTGATGTGTCATCACCTATCGCGTATACGTTAGCACCTCTGCTGTAGATATTTGAGCCAGCACTGAAGACAAGTCCTCCCGTAGAAGTGTATTTGCTAAATGCCTGTGTGCCTGCATGAGCTACAGTTCCTCCATTGGCATTGATTGTACTTGTAAAAGAGCCTGTGCCAGTAGCAGTCAAGTTGCCATTGTTTATTACAACATCACCACCGTCAAAAGTTTGATTTGCGGTAAATGTGTTTGCTATATCAGTGCCTACAAGTGTGGAGGTACGAGGGATAGAAACAGCCTGATCTCCAGACCCATCTGCCGCTGTTACAGTCGTTGTACCACTCGCAGTAGTAAAAACTATAGAAGCCATTATGGAAATCTCCTAATCTTTGAGTATGCTGTTAACTCAATTCTTGAGTCTACAGGTATAGTTACTGCGACTCCATTATTTAATGTTAGCGTTGAAGCTTTATTTAGAGAATTTGCATCAAGTGTAGTGTTCGAGGATACAGTAACTGCATTCGAGGTAATACCCGCCCCGTCTAAATCTTCAATCGCTGAAGTTAAATTATCTAAGTAATTAATTATATTTGCAGAATCTGCAAGATCTCGAGACTTACCCATTAGAACCAACCTGTAGTATTATCTTCCTGGTAGGCTTCTTCATTCCAAGATACTAAGCCTTCAGGTTTTGGCAAAGGTGCGTTCCAAACAAAGTTTGTGCTGTCGTACGTCCAAGAAGCATAGGGCTGTTCGTTCGGTCCTTCTGGCAGTGCATTCTCTGGGAACCCATCTTGTGCAGGAACATTTCTCAAAGCAGTACGAAAATTCTGATAAATTGTTTTATCTGCATCAGACAAAGGACTGTCTGGAAGTATTGCCCAGTCAGTGACTTTAAGTTTTTCATTTCGCTGTGCACGAATATTAGCTTTTTTATTTGCTAAGTCATTGGCAATAGCTTCTGCGCTGCGGTCAATAACGCTGTAAGTTTGATAGTAAGAACCGCTTCGCTCTTCAATATCTCCTTCAATAACTCTTTGCGTATCAGCATCATAAGAAGGTTTAGTATCTTCTTGCAGAATTGCCATGTTAAGTCCCGCTAATGCGGCAGCAGATAATGGAAGAGTAAAACTCGTATTCGGGTTTTCATTCCGTATCTGTCTCTCACTTTTAATTTGTGAGTTTGTTATATCATAATATCTCATCGTTTTTCTCCGATTATCTTGCACTAGAAGGATTAAAAAGTTACATTTACTCAGCAGCGGCTTCTTCAGTTACCCACGGCATACCAACAGCAGTGGCAGGGGCTTTAACCGAATCCAGCTTTGCCTGAAGGCCTGCAGTAACAGCATCAACATCGATAGAGGATTCTACCCAGCTAATGACATCTGCTTCGGTGAGGCTATCAAAATCTACAAAGCCATCAGCAGATGCGTCAGGAGTAAAGCTGACGTGTACCATGTCGCTGACAGTAATATCACCGTCAACCATAGAGGCTATTGCTCGGACACGGATAACACCTCCGTCAGTTGTATTACGTACTAGTTTGTCTATTGTGTATGAAAGTGCCATGTCAGTTTACCTCCGCTGGCTGTTCGTTAAGGGCTTCCTTCAGGAGATTCACAAAGGCGCTCTTCCCCACGTTAAGTTGATCAAGATTAAAAGCAGTCGATGAAATCTTGCGGTCAAGGTCTGAGATGTGGTTCACAAGTGCTTTCTGCTCGTCTGTCATGTCTTCGTATGTGTATTCCACATCATCGACAAAAATAGGCAGTGTCTTTTTTTCTGTTGCCATTTTTATTTCTCCTTTTTACTTTAAGTTTAAGTTATGCACCTTTCAGTGCGGCTATTTCGGCTTCAAGAGCCTCAATTCGTTTCATTGCTTCTTGTAATACCTTGGCAAGTATCGGCCCCTCAATTATTGAGGACTTCACGACTTTAGTAACCTCAAGATTGCCATCAGCATCTACCTTCTGCTTAGACTCTTTGACTTCTTCTATCTCGACAACATCGTTACCGTCTTCGTCTTTCTTTGCTTTCTGCTCAGTCCTTTCAGGGGAAACTTCATTGCCATCTTCGTCAAACTCGGCAGGGATAACAACATCTTCCATGACAGGTCTTTCAATGGTATCAACAACCACTTCTTCCATATCAGGAGTTTCTGAAACACAACCGGGGAATACTGCTTCAGCTTCTTGAGCTACAAGACCTAACCTGTATCCAGTCTCGTCACCATACTTCTCAATATCGGCTTTCATTTTATACTTGCGATACTGAAGGGCTTTGAAGTCATCCCAATAACTTCGAGCATCTTGAATGTCAGTCTTTAGTTTAGCGTCGGAGATTGTTCCGTAAACACCGTCATGGTTGTACCAATTGCCATTTGAGTAGCAGACTGCTCTTAAAGTGGTCGCATCCTCACAGTATAAAAAATGCTGTGATAAATTATCTGGCGTGGCCACTGAAAAATCAATTTTTACACCTATAGGAGTTGTTGCGTGTTCATTTCTGAGAAGTAGTATTTGATTTGCTACAGGGGCCGTCACCGTAACCGGAATAGCTGTGGAACTTTCAGAATCAATATTAAGGGCAGTTCCATTACCATTCTGGTCGATGAAGACTGCGGTGCCTGTGCCTTGATTTAGAACATTAATACCCTTACCCGTTCCACCCCCAACACTTGCATAGATAACATCACCAGAGAACGAGCCGTTATTGATGCTTGCATTGATCACCCTGCCGGTTGTGATTCCTGCGCCATCAAAGGTTGCAACATTAGCTGTGCTTGCCTCACTATCTATATTTAAAGCAGTACCGTTACCGTTCTGGTCTATGAATACTCCGTTGCCTGAGCCTGCGTTTTGTACAAAGAGTGGTATCCCTGTAGCAGAGGCGTTTTGCTCCAGTGCGGCAAGTACCGCGCCAGAGTGTGATGCACTATTAACGGCAATTGAGGCTCCATACCCTGAAGTCAAAGCGTCTGCTTGAACATATAGACCAAATGCCGTTGAACCTTCATGGTCAATATTTAAAGCAGTGCCGTTACCATTCTGGTCAATGAATACTCCGGTTCCTGAACCCTCATTTTGGAAATATCCTGCGTTTGAAAGCGTATCTCCAGCGTTTTGTACCCAGCCAAAAATAGCCCGGCGAGAATTTGCTGTACCTGTAGTCTTTGCGGCTGATAGGTAAGAATAAACACCGTAGTCATAGTCCCCAGTTGTAGTAGAACCTACCCATATACCATCCGTTACAGCACTAATGTTTATGGCTGGATTACTAACCGATTCACTATCAATGTTCAGCGCAGTGCCATCACCATTCTGGTCAATGAAGACTGCGTTGCCTGTTCCGTCATTTATTGCGGCAATCGCATACCCGCTGGCAGTGGCGTTGTCCACGACTGACTTAACAAGACCCTGTCCGGAAAACGATGCGCTGTTTGTATACGCCACTACTGCCGCCCCAGTGGTCAGCGTTGCGCCATTAAAGCTGGACAGGGCTGTTGTTGTCTGCGTTCCGCTATATATCGTTAAAGCCTGTGAAGGGTTGGCACCTATGCCGAGATTGCCAGTAACAGTCAAGCCACCGGTTGTTTTGCGGAGTATTTCAGTGCCATCATTGTTTCTAAAATACTGAGTGTCTACGTCTGTATACTTGGATGTAATACCGCTATATCCTTCCTGATAATACGCTG